TCAGTCCTTCATAAGAAACAGTGATTGTGTTGCTTCCTTCTGCAATTTCACCGCTTAACGTGTAACCTGTCACATTGGATGTTGAACCATCAGAATATGTTGCTTTCACTGTGATTCCTGTTAAATCAGACAAGGCTGTTCCAACTGCCACATCACCGCCAGAATATGTTGCTGTAATTCCAGTCACTTCAGCATTTTCAACAGTATCATCACCAGTTTCTTCATCCTGCTTTTCTGATACATACAATTTTGCAACATTAGATGTCACCGAATCACCGTCTGAATCCGTAACAATACACTGAACATATAATGTGTATGAAGTAGCATCTTCTGTTGGTGTGATGGAATATGTGTCTGTTGTGACAGCATCAAACCATGTTGAACCTTCATCCATGCTATATTGCCATAGATAGGTCAATTCATTTCCTGAAGCAGTGATTGTGAATGTTCCAGTTTCACCAGCTGTGACTTGAATGTTTTTAGGCTGTGTTAAAATAACAATAGATTTTCCACCTTTGTTGTCAACCTTCAAGAAGGACAATGAACCGTCACTTCTTGGAACAAAAGCAAAGTTCCCAAACTGTGCCCTTTCATTTACCTCAACAACAATGTTTCCTGTGTGGAAGTTTTCACCATCCCACCATCCGAATGCAACACCATTTTTCTTGAATATGATCATGTCATTATCAATGGAAAGTGTGATTGCACTTTCACCGCTTTTTATAACAAGACCGTCAATTGTGAATTCAAAATACTTTGAAAGTGTTGTGTTTGTTTCCTGCAAATCTCCATTCACATTTTCAATCTGTGTGGTTGTTTCTGTGAACTTCAATTCCATTTCATCAGCCATCAATTTAAGTGATGCTTCAACAGACTGTTTGAACTCTGAAAAATCACCTGTTTCAATGAATGTTTCCATTGCTGAAAGAATAAGTTCTTCACAAGTGTTTATCAGTGTTGTGCTTTGGATCACCATCTGTTGCTTCACTTCTGTTGTTTCTGTTCTGTTTGCTTCAACATCTTTGATGACTTCTTCAATTTTTTGAATGTTGTCAGAATGTTCCTTGTTGTTCTGGTCAGTCAATGTCAGCTTTGTTCTGCCAACAGTGATCTTTGTGTTTTGTGGATTCAGCAAATCAATGTCCAGCTTTGTCAAATCAAAAGAATCCACAATGTCATGTGGCAAAGAATTCACATTGATTTTTCTGTAAATCCTGAAAGAACGGATTTCTTCATCTGTGAAATGAAGGTCTGCTGCTGTGATTTCCACTGTGTCTAGCAGCATGATCCCTTGTGTTATCAGCCATTCTGTACCTTTTGACAACAGATTGTTTGCTTCTGAAACATCTTCCCATGTAGTTTCAGAAACAGGTGCACAAACCCAACCAAATTCTTCAACCGCTGAAACGCTGTATAATGCATGAAGCCCATTTGGAAGCGTGATTTTCACAATGTCATCAGTGATATATCCATCAGCAATGCTTTCCAATGTTAGCTTCACCTTTTTTGTGGTGGATGTTGTTTCAGTTTCTGTTTCACCTTCTTCTGAAGCTGTTTCTGTTTCTTCTACAACATCTATTTCTGCACCGATTGGAATAATTGCTGAATAGGTGGTGGATGCATCTGATTCATGTTTCAAATCAAGCAGATTCTTTTCAAAATCAATATCCTGTGTGTTGGTCAGTGTGAATTCCGACAAATAATCAATGTAATTTCCATCTGTTTCATACCTGATACAAAGATAACCACCAAGTGCTGATTCAAACAGTTTTGATTTCAGTTCTTCCCATGTGTTAGGAAGATTTGAATTCGACCTTGTGATGTAATTGTTTGGATCAGAAACAGTGACATTTCCAAGAATAAATTTCTGCCAATCCTGAACCTGACTGTTGTGATTGTCAAGAAACCATTTCAGGAAGAATTTCACCACGTTTCCTGATTCAGCTTCTGCAATATAATCAGCATCTTCCAGAAAGTCTTCAGGGAAATTATAAGCAGGTACAATGGAATCATTAAAAAAAGCCATTGCCCCTTCAAGGTCAACAGCTTTTCCGTTATAAAAATCCCTTGTATGTTCTGTCATTCGCCCCCTGAAAAGTACACCTATTTCATCAGACACTTCAAACATAGATTTTTTTGTTTTAAGTTTCCCATAGTAGGGATGATTCTTGTAAATCGTGAAAGAACCTTCACCAACTGTGTTTGTTTCAACTTTCACTTTTGGATTCACAAGAATCAAATTTTCATCCCTTAGATCAAGAAGGGGATATTCGTCACATTTTACCTGATACATGCTACAATTCCCCTTCCTGATATTTGAATGTTATTGTTCCGCTTCCTGACAGTTTCAGAATATTGTTTCCTTCTGTGAAGTAAACATCAAGAATTTTATGTGTTCCTGCACTCAATGTCTTTGCTACACTTCCAAACACAACAACAGTGTTGTCAGCTGTGCAAGTGATTTCAGGAACAACAGATTTCCTTCCATTCTTCAACGAAACTGTTTGTTCTGTTGCTGTCAGTGCAAATGTTGCCACTGTTTCATTCTTCTTCAGCTTGTAAGGGCTGACAGTTGCTGTGACAACTATCTGAAGCAGCCTTCTGTCCTGCAAATATTCATTCACTGTGCATCTGCCTAAATAATAGAATTCATCATCCTTGTCCAAGATGATTTTGCAGTGTTTCCCATTCAGTGCATTTGACACCTGTGTTTTCTTTTCATCAAATGTCATGTCACTAGATGGATTCACTGTGAATGTGAATTTGCAAGGTCTGTCATAATATTTCACTTCACCATGTGCTTCAGTCAGATCAAGTGATCCATTCCCACCAGCCAGATCAACATAATTTGTTTTAGGCTGTGCTGGTGGGATGTGAACACCATCCTGTGCAAGAAAAAGGTCAAGATCATAATATGAATGAATATCATCAAAATAAATTCCCAATGCTTTCATTTTATCTTCCCCTATCCTTTCTTGCTTTTATCCTTCCAAGTTCCAAATCCATTGCAGGTGCTAATCTTCCAACCAGTGTTCCATCATCAAGAACCAAATTCATGTTCATCAATGCATCAAGCACCTGTGGGAAGTAGTCACAAAGAATGTCAATGATCTTCTGCAAATAGTACACTAGATCAGCATTCTGTGATGAAACAGCTGACTGGATCATTCTCATGACTGTTGTTGTTCCACCAACCAATTCACTTCCTGCACCGTCACCTGCACCCCTTGCTTTTCCTGTTACAGAATCAAAAGCCCACACAGTAGGCTTTGTCAGGATTTTTGGTGTGTTCATAGCATCTCTATACCACTTGATAGAAAACTTAGGAAGCGAACCAGCACCGCCAATTCCATATGGTGCTTTTCCACCGCTGACACTAATGTGTGGAAGTTTCAGCTTTGGAAGTGACCAACTGAAATTGAATGCGCTTTTCAGCTTTGAAACAGCACCAGAAACCGTTGATTTTGCAGATTCCATGACACTGCTGATCTTGGATTTGATGCTGTTGAATTTTTCTGACACAGTTGAATATGCACCACTGACATTTGATGAAATTGTTGATTTCATGCTGCTGAAAGCTGATGATGCTTTGCTTTTTGCACCTTCAACAGCTGATGACACCTTGCTTTTCAGTGAATTGAATTTTTCACCTGCACTGGATGCAGTGCTGCTTGCATAGCTTGTCACCTTGCTTTTCAGTGATGAAAAAGCAGATGAAGCTTTGTCTTTTGCTGAAGAAAATGCTGAAGATGTTTTTGACTTCAGTGATTCCCATTTTGAAGACACGCTGCTTTGAACAGATGATGCTGTTGATGACACCTTTGACTTCAGTGTGTTCCATGTAGAAACAGCTTTGTCTTTTGCAGAACTGAATGCTGATGAAGTTTTTGACTTCACAGAATCCCATGCTGAAGACACTTTGCTTTTCACTGTGGATGCAGCTGAAGTGACTTTTGATTTCAGTGTATTATACGCTGAAACAGCCTTGTCTTTCATATTGTTGAAAGCATTGACCACACCATCTTTGAAGCTAGACACAAGACCTTTCACCTTGCCCCATAAGCCTGCAAAGCAATTTACTATTCCATCAATAGTGTCAGGAACAATGCTGTGACCAACTAATGTGTCCCACAAGCCTTTAAAGAATCCAACTACACCATCAACAAATCCCTGAAGGAATCCAGAAACAGCATCCCACAAGCCACCAAACACTTTGCAGACACCATCCCAAATTCCTTGCAATGCTTCTTTGCAAAGATCACCGTTCAGTGTGAAAATGCCAACAATTAACTGGAAGACACCGCTGACCACCTGAATGATACCTGAAAAGGCTGTTGCAAATCCTGAAATTGCTGAAACAATTCCATTGATCGCACCGACTGCAAGACCGAATGCAGCCACGAATGCACCGCCTAAAATGCCAGCCACACCTGAAAGGGCTGATTTCAGTGATTCCCAAATTGGCATAAGTGCATCACGCAATGCAGGAAGCAGATTTTCTGTGATTACAGACCAAACCTGTTGGAATGCATCTTTGATTGTTTGAAGCGGCTCTGACAGATTTTGAAGACTTGACAGCAGATTGTCACGAATCAAAGTGACAAGTGGTTCAAGATTGTCCCACAATCGCCCTGCAAAATCAGCAAATTTCTGAAATCCATCCCTTGCAGCTGTGATCTTGTCATTCAGCCATTGCAGCGCACCTTTTGCAAGATCACCAGCTTTTGCTGTCAGCTTGTCAAACCAATCTGAAGCACCAGAAGCAGCTGTTGAAAATGCGCCTGACAATAAATCTGCAACAGGCTGGAACTTTTCTTTCAGTTCACCAATTGCATCCCTGACACCCTGACCTGCTTTTTTCAGATCATTGAATGCACCAACCAGATTCTTCTGGATTGCATCAATGACAGGCTGACATTTCTGAACAATGCTGTCCCATGCTTCTGAAAGTCTGTCTTTCAGCTGACCTGCTGCTTCTTTCATGGTGTTAAAACCATTAACAAGACCATCTTTCAGCTTGTTTATAAAATTCCTGAAGGTTTCACTCTTTTGGTATGCAGCAACAAATGCAGCCACCAAAGCACCTATTGCCAAAACCACAAGCGTGATAGGTGATGTGATAAATGCCATTACTGCACCAAAAGCTGTTGAAGCTGCTGTTGCAATTCCTGCTGCTATACTTGCAGCATTTAATGAAAGGACATAAGCACCTATCGCAACACCAACAGTTGCAAAAGCAATTCCAATGACAGTCATTGTTGTCTTGTGTTCTTTTGCCCACTTGATTGCATCCTGTGTCTTTTCACTAAGACCTGCAACCGCTGAAGCTAAACTTTTAACAACACCAACTGCTTTTGGAAGGATAGCCGCACCAATAACAGCTTGAAAATCTGTCCATGCTTGTTTCAGGTTTCCTGTCACATTTGTCCATGTGTCAGATTCCCTTGCAGCCTGTCCGAGTGCGCCTGAAGCTTTGTTTGCATCTTCAACCATCTTCAACAGTGTCAGCTGTTTCTGTGATTCTGAAAGTTCATTGAATGATTTTCCATACAATTCATTTGCAGCTGCATTTCTTGTGGTTTCAGTACATGAAAGACCAAGTGCAGCATCATTTTCATAATTACCTTTCAGGAATGACTGAAGACTTTCTGTTGTGTCTTCCAGTGATCTGTCATAAAAGGCAGCACTGTCAGCAACAGCAACCATTGCCCTTTCAGAAAGTGAAAGTGCATCTTCAGTGTCCATTCCTGTTGTTTTCGCAAATGCTGCAATCTTTGTGAAGCTTCCCTTCATTCTGTTTTCAGAAATACCAGCTTCATTTGCGATCCCTGAAAGGCTTTTGCTTGCTTTGCCTTCCAAATCTCCAAACACCTGTGAAAACTGTGATTCCATTGCACTTGCATCTGCTGCTGCCTGAACACATCCAAGACCAAAATCTTTTATTTTATCAACAGCAAGGAATGTTCCAATTGCTGCACCGATCTTTGCAAAGCTTCCAACCATGCTGTTTCCTGCGCCTTCAGTGCTGGATTTCATGTCTTGTGATGCTTTGCGCCATGCCTGACTGGTGGACATCCCCTGTGCTTTATATTCATTTACTTTTGCTTTCAAACTGGAAAATGATGATCCAGTTTGTTTGTTTGAACTTTGCGTGGATTGATTGCTTTTCCCAATATCATTTGCAGTTTCCTTTGCCTTTGATGATGTTTCAGCAAGATCACTGTTTGCTTCTGAATTGTCAATTGCAATCTTTCCAAGCAATTTAAACAGTTCCATCTATAACTTCACCCCCTGTGTTTGGATTGAAGTTTTTCAGAATGTCCATAGAATCTTTTACGGTTGTTTCAATTGTCCTTTTTGACATGCTCTGATTTTCCTTGTTTGCTTTGATGTCATTCTTGAATTCCTGATATGTGCCTTCCCACACTTTGTGCAAGAAAAATTCCCAATCAAGCTGATCTTCCCTTTCTTGGTTGATCGTTTGAATGAATTCAGAAACAAATTCAGCAAATCTGCATGTCTGGATCATTCCATCCATAAAAAAACATGGATCAGAATATCGTTTTGATACCTGATCCATGAATTGAAAGTCACCTATTTGAACAATTTTGAAACAACCTTGATAAAATCCTTGAATTCTTCTTTCTTGATGAAGTCAATGATCATTTCCATGAAGATTGTCATGTCTAAATCTTCCACTTCTTTCACTGCCATTCCTGACACGCTTGAAAGCATCTGATAGATTTCATTTTCACATTTTGGAAGATTTCCAAGGATCACATTTGCAATTTCTAAAATCACTGTGATTCCAACAACTGATGTGAAATCAACATCTTCTGCACTTTCACCTGTGAATGATGCAATCATTTTCTTGATCCCATCCTTTTCAAAGCAAGCAGTGAATTCATTCACACCAATCTTTCCAATGATTTTTGACATCAGGAAAACATCTTTTGATTTCAGCTGTCTGAATGTGTATGGTTTTTTGACTTCCATTTCAGTTGCTTCTTCTGTTTTCATTTCCTGATCTTCAATTTTTGTTTCCATCATAGTTGTTTCTGACATTGTTCAAATCTCCTTTTCTATTTACTTTCTTTTTTAACTTCAGCAGCTGGTTTCACAACTTCAACATAGTTTCCAGAACGCTTGATTTCTCTGTATCTAGCATCTGTGATTTCCATTGTTTCACCAGTTTTGTGCTGTTTCCCTGTGTATCTGTCAGTGAATTCTTTGATGACCTTAACTTTGATTTTTTTCATAGTTTAGCCCCCTTACACAGTTGCAGCTTTTGGATAATAGATTCTAATTGGAACTCTGTCCAGATCAGTGTCAATATCTCCATAAGCTGTGAATGTTGCTTTGATCACTGAATTTTCCTTGTTCTTTGGATCAAGCTGGAAGCCTGACTTGCAAAGCGCATAATCCATGATGATGATGATCTGTTTTGACTGATCTGCTGTATAACCAACAAATCCAAGGTTTTCAACATAATCACCTGCAACAATTGCATTCTTTGTCTGGATGCAATCGAATCCTTCAACATATCCTTCAGATTCTGCATCAAGGATTTCACCAAGTGTTGTCATCTTCAGGATGTCAGCATTGATTTCTGCAAAGTTTACTTCAGCTTCACCTGTGCCGCCCTGCATAACTGCAAGACCCATTGCAAGTGCTAAAGCACCATCAATTTCAATGTCTTTGACTTCAGGTGCTAATTTGATAGATGAACCACCAGAAGTTGCACCAAGAACAGTTCCATTCCATCCTGTGCCTGCTTCATATTTCAGTCCTTTGAACCATGTACCTGCACCCAAAGGAATATTTGAAGGTGTGTCTTTTGTGATTCCATGTTTTGCTAATGCCATAATTCCTTAAACCCCTTTCCATACTTTGATCTTTAGGTTTATTTGTATCTTTTTCAAATCCGCTTCCCCTGTTGGAATATAAAAAGCACCATCAAAAAAGACTGCGATTGATCCGCTGTCTGTCTTTGCCCTTAATCCATTGATAGGATCAAAGTGCTTTTCAATTTTTTCTTTTACCGTTTCAAGGTCAAGATAGTTCCCCCTGTGGAAGCCCAAAAGAAACATTGTTGTTTCTCTTTTTCCGTCTTCTGTGGTGAATTCATCAGGTGTTGGAAGTTCACCCACAAAATAAGGATATTTTATTTCAGATGTCCATTCACCGAATTCATAAGGAACTGAAAGAATGTCCATCTGTTCATTGATGAATTTTAATTTGTCCATTTTACAGTCCTTTCAATGCTTCCTGAATACGTTGAATGATCTTTGATTTCAGGCTTGTGTATGCCTTCCAGAATGCCCTTGAAGGCTTTTTCCCATGTGTGAAATGCCATACACCTGTTTCATCTTCATAAGCCCAACCGCCTTTGCGACCATTGCCCTGAAGCGCATGTTCACCTGTTCCAAATTCTTCCCATATTGCATTCTGATCACTTGATCCAATGATTGCTTCATACTGTCCTGCAATGAATGATCCTGTCACCCTGTGTCTGAAGCTGCTTTTGGTCTTTCCTGTGTCAACCCTTGTGTTTCTTTTCACAGCTGATTCAAGTTCACCTGCAACTTCTTCCAGAACAGCATCAACTTTGTCATCAATAGCAGATTGCACATTGATTGTATAGTCTTCAAAGATCACATCATTAGCCATTCCAAGCACCTACTTTTCGCAAGTAGATTTCCAGCTGTTCATCCATTTCATCAGGATTGTCAATCAGCAATACATCATACACAAAGCCCTTGATGATCATTCTTGTGTCTTTACCAGCCAATGAATAAACACCTGCATCATAGTCTGACAAAAACACATGTGTTGATTCTTCAATCTTTGCATTGAAATTCTGATATTTGCTGTCACCATTCTGAAGACCAAGCCAGCCAAAAAGGTTGGTCATGTTCACCCATTCAGCAACAGGTTCACCAATTGCATTTTTGCCGCCTGATGTCTTTATCTGTACAATTCCATTGATATTGCCGCCAATATTAGCCATGTTAGCACCTAACCTTTCTATATGCCTTCAGACATCCCAAAAGGCTTGCAGGATAGCCCATGACTTGATTACCAGCATCCTGATTGAAGTATGTCACTGAATGTCTTGACAGTGTTTCAAATTGGATTCCAACCTTTGAACGATTATTGATTTCCCATTCCATCAAATTGATGCAGCAATCAATCACATCAGCAGGATATTCCACTTTTGTGACAAGCACACCTTCTTCATCAAGGATGTCTTTGTCAATTCCAATGGATTCGCCTGATGCTTCTATCACTGTATAAATTCCATTGCTATACATTGATTCAGTGATCTGAACAGTGTCATCAATTTTAAAGAAATCATTCTCTTTAAACACAAGAAGACCGCCAACAATGTCAGCAGTCTTTCTGTGTGTTCTTTTTTGGAAGTTGTTGTTGGTGTATGATCTGATGGTCTGTTCAATTGCATTCAGTTTTCTTTCAATCTTTGCATCTGACCAGTCTTTGAAATCAATCAGCTTCTTAATTTCTTCAACAGAAATAATCATAAGGGAATCCCTCCTTTCTTATTCTGCTTTTTTCCTTGTCTTTGTGGTGTTTTTCACCACTTCAACATATTTTCCTGCTGCCTGAATTTCTTTCAAACGTGCTTCAGTCACTTCAATGATTGTGTTTGGTTCGTTCAGCTTACCAGTTTCTTTGTCTTTGAATTTCATTAAAACTTTAACCTTCACGAATTACACCCCACTAAACTGTTGCTACTTCTGCACATTTTAAGATGACAACTTTTGCTTCATTTGTGAGTGCAGGCATACCATGAGCAGTGCAAATGATATTGTCAGCAACACCTGCTTCACGCTGATGTTCAACAAGATTTCCACGCTTCATGAAATATGTGATTGCTGGAAGATCATCTTCTGTTTCACTGTCATTGTTTAACTTAATGATTGGGTTGTAATAAACACCGTCTTCACATTTTACCTTGTTTGATACAACAACATCACATCCTGCAATTCTACCGATTGCACCAGATGCAAGAACACCAGCCTGATATTTGTCAGCTGACAAGAAGTCAGAATCAAGTCTAAGCTGTGTTTTCTGCTTGCTGTGGATTAAGATGACTTTGTTGCTTTCTTCTTCTTCTGCAAACATATCAACACCGTTTACAATGTTCGCATATGAAATCACTGATGCTGAACCATCATAAACATTTTTTGATTCATAAAGGACTTCAACCCTGTCATTATCAAGTTTTTCACTGATAGACAATGCAATCTGATTTGTTGCTGTTCCCATTGGGTTGCCATATCCAGAAAGCTGTGCTTCATCTGTAAGTCTGACACCTTTACCAATTTTCTTGATGCCATATTCAGCTGTTGTGAAAGCCATCTTTGTTGTGTCGATTGGATCACCTTCAGCATAATCTTCAGCTGCACCAATATATCCCCATCTTGGAATTGTTACAGTTGAACCAGCATTTCCTTCAAGTGTGTTATCCACTTTGATATAACCTGTCATGACTGCTTTCTTTTCAACTTTTGCATTGATCATGTCACTGACAACCTCTGGATCAAATACATCACCATTTACTAAAGTAGTTGTTTTTGTTAAATCTGCCATAATTCATTACCCTTTCATCATTGTGTCATAAAGTTCTGGATTGTTTGCTTTCAATTCAACTCTGGATTTGTAGCCCATTTTGTTGAATTCTTCTTTTGTCAATCCTTTGTCATTATTGTTTGGATCAGGCAATCTGTTTGGATCAACCTTTGGTGCTTTCTTGGAATCAAACTGATTTGGATGCTGTGTCTTCAGACCTGCGATCATTTCATCAACACCTTTGATGTGACCATCATCACCAAGTTCCAGCTTTTCACCCTTGCTGTTCAGTTTGTAAATCAAATAATCAATGTCATCTGATTTCGCACCAGCTGCAAGCATTGCAACCTTTAATTCAGAATCAATCTGTGTCTGTTTCAACTGTTCCTGAAGCTGTGAAACCTGTGTTTCATATGCTGTCACTTTCCCCTGAAGTTCTTCATTGCCCTTTGTGCCTTTTTTCAGATCAGCAATCAGCGTGTTTGCAGTGTCAAGTTCTGTGGTTTTCCCATCCAGCAAAGCCTGAAGTGCATCATGTTTTGCTTTGCTGACATATTCACCACCACCAAGATTTCCAACCTTGATCTGATTGTCTTTGTTTGCTTCATTTCCGTTGTGGGCATTGATAGCCTGAACCAATTCTTCAAATGTCAAAGGCTTTTCCCCAAAAATTGCTTTTAAAAAATCCATACAGTTTCCCTTTCTTTGTCTGTGTTTTTATATCTGGTTTCACCAGTGTGACAAGATTCAGTTTATATCACTTGAATCAGGTGAAATTGTGCAGTGCTTTTATATGACTTCATGCTTCGGTCAATATAAAAAGCACCACCCACTGAAGGATGATGCTTTATATTCATAGCTTGCTATTTAACCCATAGCTGGAAGATTGAAAGGATCACCGCCTTTCTACTTTCTTCCTTCTGCTTCAATTGCTTCCTTGTGTTTGCATCCTAAACCGCCATAATAGCTGTTACAATTATTGTGATGTTCGCATTCATTACAATTTCTTGGCATGGTCATAACTTCCTTTCTAACTAGCTAATTGGTTCGTTCTTAGTGATAACAACATCAGCTAAATCATCAGCTGTGATTGCTGTGAAATCTTCGTTATGTCGTAAAGCAATTTTAATTCTTGTTGTACCACTAACATCTGGCACTGTAAAATGTCCAATGCCATTTTCAACAGTGAATTTAATATTGTTAGTTGCTTCTGCATCTGCAAGCACTTTCGCACCAATTTTCGTATCACTATCAGAATTATAGCAATTTACTTTATCATATGGATATGATGAATTATACGCAAATGCAGGTTTAACATAAAACACGTCACCAGCAACTGCATCAATATAATCTGTTATAAACACACCATTTTGTGTTGCTGTTGAAGATGAAGTAAAACGTGTATTTAAAGTTGCTTTGCTTGCATCAAATAAGTTTGTTACCGCTTTTTCAATTGTTGTTACTGCAATTTCAATGTTGCCAGTAACATTAGGAATTGAAATTCCAACTTTTGAATATGCCATTTTTATTCCTCCTCCACATAAATCAAATTACTTGTTGGGACTTCCACACCGCCCATTGTCACTGTTATAGAACCGATTCCAAAATCATCATTTGCTGATATAACAGCACCATAACTTTGACCGTCTATGATTTCAGATTGCGTATTGTTGGAAGTTACACCGTTCAAAGTTTGTGTGATTGTGTGTCTAGTGACAGTTTCACCACCACTTTCAACATTTACGTTTACGCTTGAATAATGTTCAACATCATATTCACCATTTTCAGTAACATCTAAATTTCCGTATGGTACAAATGTTCCATTTACTACTTTATCAGTAATATCCACACCGCCCATTGTGACTGTGATGCTGTTAATCAAATAACCACCATTTGGTGTTATTTCAGCATCAAAAGGATGGTATTCATAAACTGTACTGGAATCATTGTCTATGGTTGAATCATCAAGTGATTTTGTCACCGTAAATGTGTCAATATCCGCTGTTAATGTGCTAGGCGAACCTTTAATCATAGCCCTACGGAAAGCGTTGATTTTATCAATAGAAATCCCACATTGAAGAAGATAATTGACCGCTTTATCCCTGAAAGTGTCACCGCTGAAAGTATTGATATATTCAATTCTGCTTGTCCAGTCAGTTTCATTTCTTCTTCTTGCACTATCGTCTGTGTCTGCACCTGTTGAAAAACAAGTCAGTTCATATTCTTTATCAATATCACTTTGTGAAACACCAAGAATTGCATCTATTAACAAAGTAATATATCCAGTTCTGTCTGCCCCTGCCATGCAATGGTAAAAAGTTGGTTTTCCTGCAATAGCATAATCAAACATTTCATCAAATACCTTTTTTGTTTTTCCGCTTGTCTTCCAATATTCAAGTGTTCCATAAGTCATATCAATGCAGAACATATCAACAGAAGCACCAAAGCCGCTTTCTGTTCTGTCACCAATTTCTTCAGCTGACTGCAAGTTGATTTCTTTCTTCAACTTGATCAGATTGTTCCACATAGCCTTGTCATTGTCTGTGATTTTTCCATATGGTTCATTACCCCTGAACAACAGCCCGTATTTAATAGTTCCACCATCACAATTCCAACCACCAATGTCACGACAGTTTCTGAACAATTCAGCTTCATTGTAAATCATTCTCAAAGCCCCTGTTGGAATTATGTGACCAACCTGAACAATTTCACCGTTGTTTCTGACAACAAAGTCACCACCATCTGTTGTTGGTGCAATGTTGTATATAGTATGACTTCCAGCACTAACTGTTTTCGCATATGTTCCACCATTACTGTTGTCTATCACTTCAAGTTCACCAGCAAGAAGTTCAACAGTATATCCAAAAGGTTTTGATTTTGCATAGTCTGTACTTTGTGTTGCATAATCAGCAATTTGTGAAGTTGTATAATCACTAGCATCATAGGTCACATTGTCAATGAACTGTCCTGCAACTGCATTTCTTTGTGAATATGTTGCTTCTAATGGTTCAATTCCGTTTTGAACAACAACTTCTTCAATAACCAGTTCACCTGAAGCCACTTCAACAGTCACCTGTTCATCCTGTTCTGTTACATTGACTTCATCACTTTGTACTTTTATTACAATTGCCATATAACCACCGCCTAACTTTCAAACAATGTTGGATTCATCACCAGCTTCACAATAGGTGTTTCTGGTTGATATTCTGAATCAGACAATGTGATTCTTGTGTCAGCATAGAATGGTTTGTCAGGCTTGAACAGTGCTGTTTCTTCAGCTGTCCAAATAACACCAACCACATTGTCTGTCACCAGTGTTGTGTCAGTGTTCGGATATGTGGCAGTTTTCAAAGGTGCTTCACCAATGTTCTGTGAAAAGGCAAATTCAATCTTTGAAACTGTTGACCAGTCAAGCCCCTGAAAGTTGAACTTCAAAAGATTCTTTGTTAATTGTTTCATAGATTTTCACCCCTTCCTTATCCGCTTATATTTGCAATTGCTTCTGCAATCGTTTTGTTGATGTATGTCTTTGTATCAATGCCATATTTGACCGCCATATTTGCCCCAGAATCATTCAGAATTGTTGTGTATGGATAATTTGTCACTAAAGCCTTAAACGCTTCAATTTCGACTTCTGACAAAGGAATTTCAATAGGTTCTGCAAGTACATACAATAATTCAGAACCATCAAATTTTTCTTTTAATGTTTCCAACGTATCTGTCTCTGTTCCTGAAAACCCAAAAGAATTTTTATTTTCATAAAATTGGTCTTTATCTGTAACTAACCCTGAAACACCAACAAATAATGCTTTATTGCAAATAGCACCCAAATTCAACATTGCAATTTTATCGTCTGCTTTAGAAATACCGATTTGTAAGCCACTTGAAAGAGTTACGATATTGACAATTGAAACTTCTGTGCATTTAATTCTCTGCACATACACACCACGCACAAGGTCAATTTCATCACTGATCCATTCCTGACCGTTTGCATCTGTGCAGTTTCCATCAGATGTAACAGGGATTGCATGAAGTGTGTATGGCAACTGAATAGATTGTTCTTTTGGTGCTTCATAAGTTTCATTTGCTTCTGCAATTCTTATCATTGGATAAATAACTAAGTCATTGCATTCAATATCCTTTTTAATCCATATATATGTGCGAGTAGTTTTTGCTTCTTGTGGATAAATGAATTCAATTTCTTTTGATTGAACATATGCTATGCTATCAACAACCGTTTTATCTTTCGTGAAGTAACCAACCATCATGGCAACACCATCAATTGTGTTGTCAAGGGATGCAAACAATCTTATACTCTGATAACCGATTGGTGTGTCAGTGTCTATAACATAATAGGTTTCAGATGTTGATGTACCATTGATTGTGATACTTCCATCATCATTGGTGTTAAACACTAACCCTGAACTTGTTTGTGTTCTTATTTTGTGATTTATCAAGTTTTTACTTTGAACAATAACAGACGGATTTTCCACATTGTTGATTTCCTGTGGATATTCTGGATTTGGTGAAGGGATTCCACCTGTGAAGGCTTCCCATGTTCCGTCACCATCTTGATATAGCATCGGTTTAAAAGTTGTTGGAACAATAGTTTTTCCAGTATCACCATAAATGCAAACCTGAATATATAATTCTGTATCGTCAATCATTTCTTGTGTGATTTCAGCATTTTTTGCAACGCTTGAAATGTTTGTCAATTCAAGATATACCTTTGATTTGTTGCGGATCATAACGCTCAAATATGGAAATGACATTTTTTCAGTATTCAAATAAAGCGTTCCTGTTTTAAGAAGTGATAATGTTTCTTCATGGGTAGTTGAATATCCAGCATTAAACCCAGCTGTCAGATTTCCGCTACCGCTTATAGTGAAACTTCCATCACCATTATTGGTTACAGTGCAACCACCTGCTGTTTTCGTTGCTATCCTGTTATGATCTAATAACTGATAACCGTTTGTTGTCTTCTGTGTAGATTTTCCAAACACACTCATTTCAACAAATGGCTGTTCTGCACTGTCATCCAGAAGTATCACTTCCCCTTCAGCACTTCCAACGATAGCAACCGCCTTTGTCATGTTGTTTAGGTGAATCTGTTCCCTGTCAGCTTCAATTGCTTCAGCTGCCGCTTTTACATTTTCAACCTGTGTTGTTCCTTCAGCCTGAATTGCAGCAACCTGTGCAGCACCTTCTGCTGTTACCGCTGCAAGTGCATTCTGTTCAGCAAGATTGATGTTTGCAACAGCATTTTCTGCATCACCAAAGATTTCATCTTTCCACTGATCAACAACATTTGGTGCACGTTCTACAACCACACCTGAATTGTTCTTTCCTTTTCCAACCGTCAAATCTGTGTTTGTCAGTGTGTTCCATTCATAATCACTGACACCATCTTCCACACATTTGAACTTGATTGAAAATTCCAGTGATCCAGCATACTTTGTTGCTGTGTCAATGATCAGCCAGCTGAAGATGACCACATTTTCATCATTTGGGCTGATCTGCTTGTCTTCTACTTCATAATAGTCCGAACTAACTTTGTCTGTTCCTGTTTCAAAGTTGTCATAATGAACTTCAATTTCAGAACACTGCAACATGTCATGTCCTTCAATATATCTTGGAACATCAAAAGTGCATCTTTCAGAATTGTGATCACCTTGAACCAGTGTGGTCTTCTTTGATGATTCATTTTTGATCTTCCTTGTAATTGGATCAATTGAAAAGTGTGCATCAGAATCATACACACTGTGTTTGTGTCCCATCCTTGCGCCTTTCTTTGTATAAAAAAAGCACTGAAATCAATCAGTGCTTTGGAATCTAATTATTTTCTTGTGTCTTTTTCATAATATTCACAGTCAGCACCTTCATAATACACTTCAGGTGGTTTCTGTTCCCCTTCATCCCTGCTAAAGATCATGCAGTACATCTTTTCAGGTGCATCTTCAAAAGGTGGATCACCATGTGAAAACCTGCAAGTTTTGCACTTCTTTGGATTGATCGCTTTGCAACCAAACACATCATTCTGTTGTAAATTGCTTTTTTCCTGTCTTGCCATGGTTTATCTTCCTTTCTTTGTGCTACCTTTCCATTCAGAAGGATCTTGTTGAATCAGATCATATCCCTGTTCTGGATGTACTTCCATATCAATGTATATTGTGCCGCCTGATTTTTCAATCTTTGTGATCGTGTATGATGCACCACGCTGGATGATCATTTCTGATTCATAACCAAATGATGATTGTGTTGAAACACCATCCCAATGCAATCCAGAACCCCTTCCAAACGCTGAAAACGGTTCTGCATACATCATTTGCGTTCCCTGTGGTGCATAAATGTTCAGGATGCAATCACCGCTGAATCCTTTGCCTTTTGCAACACCTGTTGATGTGAAAGAATACATCCTGTTTGATCTTCCAACAAACTGCTGCAACTCACTGTCAGACATATATTTGAATGTGTCTGGTGACAATCCAAGGAATGATTCCATTGCATTTCCACCACAACCACGCTGCAACCACATGTCAAAATCATAGGTTGATTGACTGATCAGATTAGTCATGTGCCTGATTTCATCACCAGCACCTTCATAATCAATCCATACTTTTCCGACACCTTTATTATATTTTGGTTCCCATCCAGAACCATATTCATGATATGGTTTTTCAAATCCTGAAAGTGGTCTGTTGAACTTCCCTGATCCGCTGGTGTAGTCATAGATTGCATATCTTTCTTGCTGACTTCCCTTTTTCCAGACATCACTGCAAGTATCACGCAAGCGTGCATCTGCATCCTTTGTGTTTTTCGCCCACATTGCTGCATCTTTTCTGTCTTGCGTGAATGCATCTAGGTCTTTGGAACTAATTTTACCACTTTTTTGAAGTTTTTTCAATTCTGTGGTTGTATCATCCAGCTGATCCTTGACCTTCCAATATGCTTTCCCTTTATTGTCAAAGTCCTTTGTCTTGTTCAGAAGATCATTGAATTTGTCAATGTCATCCTGACTGGTTGCTTTTTTTATCTGATCTTCATAATAATCAATCTTTTTCTGGATGCTTGACTGCTTTGATTTCCAGTCTTTGATTGTGATGTCATCCTGCTTGTACCAGATACCATCAAATGTTTCTGTATCATCAAACTGATCCAGCTGATCCTGAAGAAGAATCTGTTCTTTCTTCAGCTTCTTTGTTTTTTCAGCAACAACTTTCTTGTCCAGTTTATCCTGCCAATCATCCATCTGATCTTGCAGGTCATCCATTTCCTTTGAAAGTTTCTTTGCTGCTGTTTTGTTTTTGTACTGATCAACTATGTCATCATAATCACCAAAGTCAAAAACAGATTTTCCTTTCTGGTGCAATTCATCAGCTGCATTGAATGATTTGTCATCTAAGATTCCATACAGCTTTTGATCTGCCTTTGATCCCTTGTCCCAAAGTTCATCATATCCACCATACTTCTTTTCAAGTACATCCATTTTCTTCTGTGATGTCTTGATTGTGTATGCTTCATCTATTCCATCAAAAGCTTCATCAACACTGTTGTGCTTCTTCTTGAAATCATCATAAGAAAGACCAGTTGTTTTCTTGAACTGATCATCAAGATCATCCATCTGTTTCTGACCATCAGCAAGCTTCTGTTCCAGCTTCTTCTTTGTCAGATATTCTTTCTTTGGTTTCACATCAGGTTCTGCTGCTTGTGTTGCATTCAGATATTTTTTCTTGAAATCATCAAAGCTGTCATTCTTGTCCAGCCCAAAAAAATCAGCACGTTCTTTCAGTGTTTCCAGTTCGTCATCATCCAAAGCCCATCTTGCACGCTGCAACAATGCACACCTGCAATTGATGACTTCAGCTGCACCACCGTTTGGATCAGAAGGAAACATCAGACCATTGCTGAATGGTTCATCCAGTTCCCTGATTTCACCATCAACCTTTTTGTGTCTTGGTCTTGTCCTTCCATCAAGTGTTGCATCCCACTGTTTGACAACATCAGCACCGACTTCTTGCGCCTTATAGCAAGCATCCATTCCTGACTGCACCTGAACCCTGTGACCTTCTGTTCTTGCAATTCTGATTGCTTTGTTGTAACCAATGTTTGTTTGCCCTGCAAGCTGTTGTGCCATCTGTTGAAAGGACATTCCAGTTGAAATGCCCCTGCTGACTGTGGATGATATTCTTTTTTTCAGATCAGCAATGTCTTCACCTAGTTTTGTGTATAGACCTTTGCTGATCTTGCTGTCCAGCTGCACCGCCCTGACAACCGCTTCCTGATCCATTGGAAAGCAAAGTGGAATTCCCTGACCTTGCAGATCATACATTGTTCCAAGGAATCCTTCTTCATAGCATTTATTCAGATAATCATCAACAGTCTTGAATTCTTCATCATGCATTGTGTCAAGGATTCCTGACACCTGCTTTTCCAAGGAATCTTGATATTTCTTTTGATATATCTTTGACCGCTGCTGTGAAAGAAGCTTTTCTTTTTCTTCATCAGTCAGCTGATCTTCCAGTGCTTTGTATGTTGTATCAAGCTGATCAATCTGGTGCTGAAGCTTCTTTGCTTCCTTCTGAATATCTTTCAGGGCTTTTGTGTATGTTTCATCAAGCATCTGAATGACCTTTTCTTCATCATTCAGGAATGCTTGCTGCACAATTTTCTGTTTTTTATTCATGGATCATCACCTGACCTTGCTATGCAACCACCTGTCAATGCAGATGATGCTTCTATTCAACACCTTCAGGATCAATGATTTCATCTTCTTCATCTTCAATCACAACCCCTTCCAGCGTTTTCTTTGCATCAATCAGGTTCTGTTCTTCCTGAAGCTTTTTAAGTTCACCCTGAAGTTCTTCAAAATCCCAATCCATAACTTCACAGATTGCTTTCAATGTCTGTTCATCACCGACATTTGCAGCAACATTCAGGATGATATTGATTTCAAGCTGCTTTGTTTCAGCTTTGACCTTCTCATTTGCAATGTTTTCTGTTTCATTGGTCATGATAGATCGTTCAAATTTCTTGATTTCAACCTGATCCATTGTGTATGCTGTGCCATTCACTGTGTTGATTTCATCAAGAACAGTTTTCAGAATAGTCTTCAGCAGCTTCTTCACTCGTTTTTCCAGCTTGTTTGCTTTCAGATCAAGAAGCGCATATCTTGAACGAATGACAATGTTTGTGATATTTCCATCACCAACCTGTGCAGAATTGAATCCAAAACCGAATCTATAAATATTCTTTTCATCTTCATCTGCCTTCACTTTTCGTGCCTGATATGGAATGTCAACTGTTCTGATCTGAACATCACCTTCTGCATCCACACCAACAATCTTCTTGGTCTTTAGATTGGTCTGAAGTTCATCCAGATTGTCACCTTGGAATCCTGAAACCACATGAAGTGGTGTGTCAAAGTCTGCTAGATTGTTAGAAAGACCACATTCCATCAAATCATAATCATCAATCAATGCTTTGATTGGTTTCAGACCACTGAACTGCTTCTTGTTGTTGTCCAATCTCCAAAATGGAATGAATCCCAATGGTTCACCAGCTGTTCCATCATCAAACATCACATGTGGTCTTGGATTCAGTTCAATGGTGTTGTCCTTTGTGATCTTTCCTGATTCATTGTCCTGAATAAAGAAGTGTGTTTCTTCATTAGTCCACACCTGAATTCTTCTGACCATTCTTTTTCCTTTTTCAGAAAGGTCTGTGTCCAAATAGTGATATATCTTATAATCCTGCTTGTCCTTGGTGTATCTTCCCTGAACTTCAACAACACCCATTGCATCAGCAACTTCAAATGTAAGCCTGTTGTTTTCATCCTTGTATGCATAAAGATAATCAAAGCCTTTGACATATGCACCATTGATCAGATCACCGATTTCAGACCAGAAATCATCATCAAAATACTGATCCAGATATTCCTGCAACCCTTCAGTTTCAGCTGATTCTTTTGCCCTGATTGGATGTTCGTCAAATGAAAGCATATATGCTGAAAGCTGATCAGCAAGTTCCATGAAGAAAGGATGACTGATTTTGATGTTTGATCTTGTCTTGTCTTCTTCAAGGTTTCCATCTGCATTGAAGAAGAACAATCTGCTTTTCAAAATATCATGTTCTGCTTCATAGTATCTTTGACCTTCAGCAGCTTTTCTTTTTCTTTCTGAAGTCATGTCTTCATCAATGAATCTCTTTATTTCTGTAACTGATAACATTTTCTTTTCCTTTCCTTCACAGATGCTTGCTGTGGGCTTGCCAGCCTTCCAGATTTCAATTCTTTTTTGCATTTGTGAATATTTCCTTGCCTAAATAAAAAGAAGCCTAGAATCAAAGAATTCAGGCTTCTGTGAATGGTGCAACAGGAATCGAACCTGTGACATGCGTTTGTTTGCTGTTCTACCACTGAACTATGCACCGTTTATTTTTATCCTGCGCCAGACGGATAAACTAATTAAATGCATCCAGCATCTTCAAATGCCTTCTGCAATTTTGGGAACTGAATTGCAATCCAATTGACCAGCTGTTCATTGTCACTGTAATCCATCAGACCTGCTTCAGCAAAGAAAGCGTGAATGATTTCATGTCTTTTCACTTCCTGTGATCTGCTTTGTTTGATTTCAATTGAACAATCTGGTTCAAGCATGTTTTCTGGATTTCTAAGAATGATTTTTTTGTCATAAAACTTGCACAATCCATCTGCATTCATGTCCATGCATTCTTTGTCATTTATTTCAACTTCATATTCAGTTCCTAAAATATTGATCTTTTTCATTTCTTGTATCTCCTAATATATAAAGACAGTCCTACCAGCACCATAACTGACCACCGATTGTGACCAGCGAAAGGAGGTGATTTTCTTAACATTCTGAAACAACACCAGCGAACCAGAACACTGATGTCTGTCAAAGTTTCAAGAATGCTGGTGCTGTGCACGCTGTCCGACAATAATTTAATACATCCAACCATTCTTCTTGATGAATTTTTCAAGCGCATAACGCATTGCATCCATCAGATGGTTAAAATCATCTATTGGTTCATTCAGTTTCTTGTTGAACTTATCAACCTTCCATGTGTAGTTGCTGATTTCTGTCAGGAAGGAAGCACATCTTGGATGAATGATGATTTCCAAGTCCTGAATCCACTGAATTCCATTGTTGATGCTGTCCTTTCCTTTCACAGCTGGTGAAACCTTCAGACTATAACCTTTCAATTCATCAATTGACTTTGGTTCAGCACAATCAGCTGTGATCTTTTCCTTGGAATATCCCATTGACAGAATTTCTTCATGGATTTTCTTGTTGGAAAGTCCTGTTTTATACATTTCATCCCAAACATACAGCTTCTTGTCCTTCACTGATACATAACCACAAAACAATGCTGATGGATCGTTTGTATAACCAAAGTCAAGACCAAAGGCTGACTTCAGATCAGGATGCTTTTTCTGAATATCTTCCAGTGTGAAAGATTCTTCCTTCCAATTCTCAAAGATCAGACCGTCAACAATACCCCAACCACCAAGACCTGCAACTGCATATCTTCTTGGATTGTTCTTTTTCATCCTTGCGAAAACAGCAAGGTCAGCTTTGTCCAACCATTCATTGATCAGATAGTTTGTTGTGATTGCAAGGATTTCACCATCATCAGAAACAGGTTTCTTTCTTTCCTTGTAGATTGGCTTTCCTTCTGGATCATGTCCAACCAGATCATCAAAGAACCTGTGTTTGATCCAGTGTCTTTCATTCCATGGGTTGAATGTCAGTGTGATCTGCTTCCATAAACCTTCAGGACATTCACCACGAATGGATTCATCCAGCATGTCAAAGTCTTCTTCCTTCATGACTTCATATGCTTCTTCAATCCACATCCAGCAAAGACAACCTACATCAACAGTGATGGAAGTGACCTTCAATGGATCATCCAATCCCCTGAAATATATCTTTTGACCTGTTGGTTTGTATGTGATTTCAAGTGGTGATTCCTTAAAAATGAAATGATCTTCAACACCAAGCCTTCTTGCAGCCCATTTCAATTCAGTGAAGCAAGAATCCTTCAATGTTCTATATGTTTTTCTGACAACCAGAACATTTGCTTCTGGATGTTTTATCAGATTGGTTATATACCATAAAGCAGTTGTCTTTGATTTCTTTGATGCTCGACTTCCTTTGACAACTCTATATCTGCCCTTGAAGTGCCAGAATGTTTTATATCCTTTTCCAACAACTTCAGGCAGCTTGATCTTTTTCTTGCCATCCGTTTTGGCTTTTGGATTGTAGTCTTCAGGATAAAGAATAAATTTCATATACCCAAAGACATGCTGTGATGAAGTTGTTCTGTTCTTACTCTTTACAGCCATAGGCATTTCACCGCCTAATCTTCCAGATCATCTTCACCAGAAATGACAACTGGAACAGCAACATTCACATCAATCTTGTCATTCCACATTCCAAGATGCTTTCCAAGCAGTTCCAAAGCTTTCATCTTGTCATTCAGTTTGACTTCCCTTTCAACAGATGTCCCTTTTGCACCTTCCATTGTCTTGACTTTCACCGACTGGATGCAAACCAGATCATCTTCTGTTGCATCTTCCCTGATTGAAGCATCTTCTGGATCAATCAATTTCTGTGGATTCACAAAAGCAATCCTTGCCAATTCCAAAACAACACGATCCTGATTGATTCCTGTTCTTTTGCTTCTTTCAGCCATTTCTTTTGCAACAGCTTCCTGAACACTAACATTTGCTAACAATCTAGCACCTTGTTCATTTGCTGTTTTTGCTGAATACCCTGTTCTAATTGCAGCCTGTGTTGCATTCAGATCAATCAGGTATTCTTCAACAAAGCGTTTCTGTTTTTCAGTCAGCTTTCTTGCCATCCTGCAACACCCCTTTCTGAACATTAAAAAGGCATCCAACATTGCTGTCAGATGCCTTTCACATTTCAACATCATAATCTTATCAAAAGAATTTAGTCACATGTTTTACAACTTTCCACAATAAAATCACAAAACTTTGCAAAAAGTCACATTTCATTGCTTCTTTTGTTCAGTATGTCTTGAACTTTTTTCAATGCCCTTCCATGCACTGTTGTAGCCCAAGAATAAGTTTTCCCATACATTTCAGCTGCATCAAACAGTGTGATGAATTGCACATAAACTTTGTGAAGAAGGTCATATTCTGTTGCATTTAGCTGTTCAATGACACTGATCACATCCTTTTTTGCATCAATCAGCTTGTCAATGCAGTCATCAATTTCCTTTTCAATGTCTATGTATCTATCAATAGCATCAGCCATTTTCTGTTGTGATCCAGATGACTGAACCCTTTCACCACCCATTTGTGCAGTTGTTCCAGTTGCAATTGCTTTCCACTGTTCTTTTTCAATCAGTTTGTTTTCAATCATCTTGTCCAGTTTCTTCAGCTGCTTCAAGAAATCCTTTGATTTGATTGGCTTACACATTAGATGTCACCTGCTTTTCTGTGTTGTGATTTTTCAGGATCAAATCCTTCAGGATAACGTTCAATCAATTTATCAATGTTCAGCTGCATGATGTCTTCAAGCATCCATCCATTTGCAGTGCAATATTCAGCAATGAACCACAACAGATCACCAACTTCTTTCTTTTTGTGTTCTTCATCATCTTTATGTCCTTGATAATATTTTTGATAAATTCCATGAAGTTCACCTATTTCACTAGACATCCCAAACAGTGCATGATATTCCTGATCAGAACTATCCATGTTCTTGAAATCCATTGTTCTTGATGCTAATTCTTGATATTCATTTCCTGTCATTATATACTGACAACCGCTTGCCTTTTCAATTCTGCATGAAAGATAATCAACTTCTTTCATGATTTCTTCATAATAATCTTCAATTGTTTTCTGATTCATTGCAAAAACAACTAAAATTCCAAGCCCACAAAAGGCAAGTATTGCCGCTAAAATTCCTATATTCATATTTTTTTCCTTTCTATCCTGCAATAATTCTTTCAAATAACTTTTCATACTGTTCTTTATAGAAATTTCTTTCAACCAGAATCTGAAGGTCTTGTGCTTCTTCAAGTTTGTTTTCAATAGCAAGCTTACCCAATCGCACATTGTCAGCTTTATATTCTTCCAGTTTATCTTTCAGGCTGATAATATCTTCAATCAGATCATCACGTTCGGTTGTCAGTTTTCCAAGCAATTCAGTGTCTGTTTGAATCTGTGATTTCAACTTATCGTTTTCTTTCTGCAATGAATGACAAACTTCTTTTTCTTTTGAAAAATTTCTTTCAGCGTCTTCCAGCTTCAACTTCAGTTCATTTTCTTCAGGTGCTGGTGTTACACACAAGAACCCATTTCTTTCACACACTTCTTTCCAAAGGTCTGTGAATTCATTTTCTTTCATGCTTCTGACAAAATTCACAAGGTTTTTGTTGAACACATATGAAATCATTGTTGGTGTTGTGTATTTCACACCCCTTGCAATCACTTCAACATCATCTTCATTCATTCTTTTATCATTTAATGTCAAAATCAGGCTTGTTTTTTCATGTGCAACAAGTACAACTGTCAATGTATACTTGTTATCTCCACAATACCTTTCAAAGATTTCACCGCTTTTCACAGTTTTGTTTTCACCTTCTATTCTTGAAAGTGCTTTTCTTGCTGTTGGATCAACATACCCTGATCCATTTCTTAAAAATTCATTCATGTCCCATTCTCCTAATCTATGAATTTAATGCTTCCATTTTGTCACACAGTTCCTTGATCCATTCCTTCTTCACGATCTGATCAATCCATTCTTCGGGAATGCCTTTTTCACCGCCTACACCGTAATAGATGCCAGCAAGACCACCTGCAACAGCTGCAATTGTGTCTGTATCTCCACCAAGGTTCACAGCTTCCAGCACACAATCTTTGTAGCTGTCAGTCTTCAGGAAGCACCACAAAGCCGCTTCCAGTGTGTCAACCACATATCCAGTGCTTCTGATGTCATCCCTTGAAAGGTTCTTCAGGTTTTCGATTCTTTCAAAAACTTCCCCTTTATACCCATACATTGTGATTTCAATTATTTCTTCTTTGTCATTTTCTTCATCAATCATCAGACCAATTGCTGTTTCAACATAGATTTCACATGCTGCTAATGAAATTTGATGTGCATGTGTAAGGCTTGACACAGCATCAACTTCATCAAATGTTGGATCATCCATAAATGCAATCGGAAGAATACGCATCAAAGAACCGTTTCCATTGTCAGTCGCATTTCTTCCACCACAATTTTCAGCTGCTGCACCTGATCTGTATCTGTTGATTGCACATCTGGTTGTGTTCCCAATGTCAAACACATTTCCATGTGGTGTGAAGTGCCCATGATAGAACCAATTGAAGAAATTTTGCATAATATCCTGAAGATCAATCTTTCCCTGATTCTTCACAATGCTTTCCAGTGTTGCTAGTGTCATACTGCTGTCATCAGACCATGTTCCTGCTGGTTGATTATATGTTCCATAACCAACCATGTCAGTGCACTTGAATGTGTCACGCTGCTTGAATTCAAATGGAACACCAAGCGCATCACCTACAACCAAACCCATAATTCCATCAAATACTTTTCCCATTTTGTTTTCCCCTTTCTATAAACCAAGTTTTTCTTTTACATCACTGAATGTGTCCTTCAGACTCTGTCTTCTTCTGCTTTCACCATCCACCTTGACAGGGAAGCATCTTTCCAGAATCCTGTCATAGATTCTGGAATAGCCTATTTCCTGTGGTTTCTTGATTTCTTCAGCTGTCAGATTTGTTGTGATAATGAATGGAAGTCCTGATCTGTATCTGCTGTCAATGATGTTGAAGACCATTTCCTGCATATACTCTGATTTTCTTTCTGCACCAAGATCATCAATGATCAGAAGACTGTATCTGTTCAGGTTGTCAATGAATTCCTGCTTTCCATCAAACATTCCAGCAATCTGATTTGTAAGCCTTGCAAAATTGGTCATCATGACAGTGTAGTTTCTATCAATCAGGCTGTTTGCAATAGCTGCTGCAAAGTATGTTTTGCCTGTTCCGACTGTCCCATATAACAGCAGCCCTTTTCCATCCTTCCTGAATTCAGTGAAGTTCTTCACATAATTCTGCATAGCATCAGACAGCTTTGCATTTCTTCTGTCATCATTTTCAAATGTCCAGTTTGCCATGTTTGTTTCTGCAAAACAGATTCTTCTTTGTCTGTCCAGTTCTTCCTGTCTTTCTCTTTCCTTGTGTGCATCCAGTTCTTTTTTTCTGCAATCACAGATGCATCTGACAATCTTTTTCACACCAAGGAATTCAACTTCAGTCTGCACCTTTCTGTGACACACTGCACAATGCAGCAGCCCTTCTTCACCCATATATTCAGATTCAGAATGTGGAACACTTGCACTGATTTTTTCTGTCATTGCATCAATAACTGCTTCCATACTCATTTCTTCCATTCCTTTCTTCTAAAAATACCCGTCAAGATCATCCTGATTTGATCCAGTAGGAACACCAGTGTTCACTGGTTTCTTTCTTGTGACCTTTGCATTCAAGTATGATTCAAATTTTGTTCCAAAAAGTGTTTCTGGTCTTAAATACTGTTCATATTCAGTTCCAATCCAGTCATCACACTTCTTGTCAATAACTGTCTTGAAGTCTTCAACAGTGAATCCTTCAGCAAGTCTTGCATGGATGCAAGTCTGTGTTTTCTTTGTTGAAACTTTGTATTTTGAACCAGTTTTCTGATTCAGATAATCGACAATAGAAATATATATATCTTTATCTATTTCTTTATCTATTTCTTTTTCTTTATCTTCTTCTATTGCGTTACTTTTCGTTACAGTAGCGTTACTTGTAACGTTACCAAGAAGAAGTTTTTGCTTTTCTCTGTGTTTTGCAACTCTTTGTCTGGTCTGTTCCCTGATCTTGTCCATTCCTTCAATGTTCTGGTGTTCCTGCCACCCTGAAATGAAGAAATAGTTCCCATCAGTCACAATCATGTCAAACTGTTCAAGTGCTTCCAATGCCAGCTTCACAGTGTTTTCTTCAAAGCCCAATTCATCAGCAAGCATCTTTGTTGTGTATGGAATGTTTTCAGTCAAAAAGATCATTCCATTTGCATTGCATCTTCCAGCCATAGTCAGAAGCATCACCCAGATCAGCACAATGTTGTTTCCTTCAGGAAGCTTTCTCAAATGTTTGATCTTCCTGTTGTCAAACATGTTTGTTGTCAGTTTGATCCATTTGATTTCTGCCATAACTATTCACCTTCTTCTTGCATTTTCCCAATCGTTGCAACAATTGCATTCCCAAAGTCATAGAATCCTTTCTTGTATTCTTCAGAAACATCATCTTCAAATTCTGCTTCATCCATGAATCTTTGCACCTGTTCTTTCACAAAATCCAAGCCCTTGATCACAATTGGAATTTTAATTTGTGCCATTACACATTCACCTGCCTTGCGTAACTTCTGAACTGTTCTTCCCTGACAGTTCGCATTGCTTCCACCTTGTCTGATCCAGCCAGTTCTGGATAATCTCTTTGAAGCTTTCTTCTTGCCCTTCCAACCGTTTCAATGGAAGGAAGTCCATGACCTTTCAAATCCAAAAGGACAACCCAGAATGGAAGCTTCAGAACAGTTCTGTCTATTTCCAAACAAACATGATAATAAAGCAGCATGTCACTGTTTCTTGTAGCTGGAACTTTTTCAAGGATTTCTTTCACCAAATCAGATGTCTTTTTAATGCTTTTCATTTTCTTCATCACCTTTCAATTCTTCTAGCCTGAAGCCAGCTTCAAATTCTCTATAAATATTCATCCAGTCATCAAAAGTCATTGTCACAAGAATTTCAGCATTGTTCTTTTTGTGGAATACAGCAGGCAGCAGCCCTTTGCCACCTGCTTTTGCATCCCTTTTTGCCTGATCCATCCAGTCATACAAGTGCATCTTTTCCTGATGCTTTGCTTCAACATGGATCAATGGAAGCCCAACCACATCAGAAGCATCACCAGTGTTTCCACAATATTGTGCAGTGCGCCTTGCTTCATAACCATATTCACGAAACTTTGAAGCCAGCAATCTTTCAAACCTTGCACCTTTTTGTTTACTGTTTACAGCCATCTGATACACCCTTTCTAATTGAATGGAAGTTCTTCATCAATTCCATCAGGAATGTTCATGAATCCATCACTGTCAGCCTGTCCATAAGGTGAAGCGGCTGACTGCTGCCCTGATCCTGCACCTGATCCGCTGGATGATTTACTTTCAGCAAAATCCTGTTCTTCAATCACAACATCTGTTGTGTACACTTTTTGACCATCCCTGTTTGTGTAGCTGCCAGTCTGGATTCTGCCAGAAATACAGATTTTCAAACCCTGTCTGAAGTATTTTTCAGCAAATTCAGCCTGTTTTCCAAAAGCAACACAATTGATGAAGTCAGCATCTGCATCCCCTTCACGCTTGAATCTTCTATTCACCGCCAAAGAAAATCTTGCAACAGCTGTTGGTTTTTCACCTTGTGAATATCTGACATCTGGATCACGTGTCAGTCTTCCCATTAAAACAACTTTGTTCATTTCTTCACTTTCCTTCCTTTATGAAATGACAATGAATCCTTCAATGCCTTCCAGCTGTTCTTCAAGATATGCCTTGATTGCTGCCATTGCAGAAATCTTCCAAGCACCACCATCAGCTTCAAACAATGCACACTGGATTCCATCATATTTGTCCTGTTTCATTCTGAAGATAAACTGTGAATATGGCTGATCCACTTCAACAAATGTTCTGTATGGCTGCAACAATACTGGATTTGGAACGATTGCTTCACCTTTGGATGCAATACCTGTCTTGACAGTTGCTTTCTGTGTCACACCGTCATCACCATATTCAGCAACAGTTCCAGATTCAACTGTTCCTGCGAACTTCAGAAGCAATGCCCTGTCAGTTTCAGCTGCATCAATGAATTTTGACTGAAGGTTGATGCAGAATGGTTCATGATCAGTGAACTGATTGAATCTGAATTCAGGTACACTTGCATTGACTTCAACCATGTATTCACGCTTTCTTTCATAATCAAGTTCAGAATACATCTGCACTTTTGTTGGGCTTTGCACATGAATGATCATCTTTCCTGACATTTCATCCACATTTGCCTTGATATAATCAATCAGGCTGGAAAGTGTGTTCATTTCAATTTTTGCAGCCTTTGGATTGTAATTGATTCTTTCCAGTGATTTGTCTGAATAGGTATATCCATCAACTGTTGTGAAGTGTGGTTCTGCCAAACCAACAATGTATTCAAATGCTTTTTTAATCATAATTTTAACCATTTAACCTTTCTTATAATGTTTGTGCTTTTCTAAGATCAACAACCTTTGAAAATTGATGTCCTGTGACAATTTCACCAGTGGATGTATCAACTTCCTGACCATCAATGACTTCAGTTTTCTGAAGATCATCAATGTGCATCTGACCTTTGATCTGCTTTCCATATTCTTCTGCATACAGTTCACCAGTCTTCAAATCCTTACCGATTGCAAAAGATGTTTCCATTGGTGCTTGTGGTGCTAACTTTTCAGACACCTGAACCGCACACTTCACATCATCACGCTTTTCATTCTGTGTGAACTTCAGCTTGATTGTGATTTCTCTGCTGTTCTTGTATGGTGTGTTTGGATTCTGAAGATTTTCAACGATCTTTTCAAAAGACTTTCCAAACTGTTCCTGCAAAGCACCACCAACCAGTTCTTTCAATTCAACATTCTTCATACTTTGTCACCTTCTTTCTTTTTATTTTCCAAACAATGCAGCTGCTGCACCGTTTCCAGAAGATTCTGTCTTTTCTTCCTGTGAAACAGGCTGTTCCATATCAATGATGTCTGGTTCATCTGCATTATCAACATAGTCTTTTGTTCCATCCTCATTGATCACTGTCATATCTGCATCCATTGCTGACATCATATCAATGGACATGATCCCCCACTTGCTGATCAGCTGTCTAAGCATTGTTTTATATGCCATAGCATCAAAATCTTTTTCCCAGAAAGTGAAGCCTTTCTTTGCTTGATAGCCTTTGGAATATTTCAATGCATGTGCTTCCATCTTTTTCTTTGACCAATAGATTGCTTTTCTGAATCCGTTTGTGTATTCAAACATTGCATAATATCCAATAGTTGCAGCCTGTTCCCTTGCTTCTTCATCTTCAATCAGATGCACTTCAATTTCTTCATTCAGCGGATCAAATCTGATCAATTCCCCTTCTTTGATTGCAAGCACATTCAGTTTCTTATACTGACCAGAACGAATTGCAAGTTGAATATATCCTTTATATCCAAGCTGGAACTGTGCAACCTTGCCCTTGTTTTTGTCATTGAATGGCACAAGATAATACTGTCCAAGCTGTGGTGATGGTGAAAGGTTCAGTGATTCACCAAGCAATGCACCTGAAAGAATAGACTGATTTGTGCATTCCTGAAGGGCTGGATTGTTGTTCACCGCTGACACAACAGATGAAATGAAGCGTGAACCGTTCTTTCCACCAATCACATTGTTGATCTGATTTTTCACAGCATCATTTGTCAAATATGCTGTGATTCCTAAACGCTGATTTGGTTTCTTTGCCAATGAATTTTGTACTGCCATTATTCTTCACCCATACCTTTCAATCCCAAAATTTCTGCAAGTGCATCAATAACTTTGTCCAGTTTTTCTTCAAGTTCATCCTTGCACTTTTCTGGTTCAAGCCCCATTTCAACAGCCCTTTGAATTGTGTCTTTCGCTTCATCCTCAGACATCCCATCTGCTTCAATAAGGCATTCTTGATATAATGTATTAGTAATTGTGCTGAAGTCTGCCAAAAGTTCTGGTGTTGATCCACTCATTTCTGCCATACCCTTGTTTGTTTTAATCATTTTCTTTTCCTCTCTTTCTTAAATTGCATCAAACTGAATGTTTCTGGATTCAAAGAATTCTTTCAAAGCTGTTGCATCTTCCACTGAAAGAAGTGCTTTGAAGGAAACCCACTGTTTTGCAGGAACTTCAACTGGTGGTGTCAGTTCACAAGGGGCTTCTTCACAATCTGCACATGTATTCAAATCCTTGTTGCATTCTTCAACAGGTGGATTCATGTGTTTTGCCATTTCAGCTTCAGCCTTCTGTCTTTCCGCTTCTGCTTTTCGCTTCTGGATGTCTGCCAATCTCTGACCTTCCTGAATGGCTTTTCCAAGGTCAAGTGTAGTTTTATATACTTCAACCGCTTCAAAGCTGAATTCAGGCAAATTCTGAATTGTAGCAAGGTCTTTTGTGATACCTTCCAGAAGAACATCAATTGCACCATAGATTGATTTCAATGAAACAGATGAATTCAACCATTTCTGATCCAGCACTTTTTCAAGTTTGATTTCAAAAGGCTTTTCACAGCTTTTCCAGTAACCGCTAATTGCTGCAAGCTTGTCAGCTTTCTTCTTTTCTTCAGCTTCCTTCACCTGCTTGTCAATCACTGCAACTGGTTTGTCAATGATCTTGATGATCTCATTGATCTGACCTTTGAATTCATTGAATGGGGTCATGTATTCTTTTTCTAATTTGATCCTTTCATCATTCAGGGCTTTTTTCAGTCTGTTCAGATTTGCCCTGTCCTTCTTTGCTTCCACAATCTGGTCATCTGTGTAAACTAAAGTTTCATACATCTGAACCTTTGCTGTCAGTTCCGCTTTCAGTTCTTCAAAATTGAAGCTGATCTTTTCAGGAAGCTGATATTTGTCCATTTTCAATTCCATTTCTTTTGATCTCCTTTTCTTAATTTTTTATATTTCAGGAAGCAGCAATGCAGGTCTTTGTCCTGTTTCAACTGCCTTCCAGAATTTCTTTTCTGCACTTGCAAGAAACTGAATATCTTCTTCAACTTCAGCACGTTCAATGAAATAGTGCTTTGTCTGAAGATATGGCACACCGTCAAAAACTGTCTTCAGTTGCGCCTTCAGCACTGCAAAATCAAATTCAGTCACCATCAAATAGTGCAGAACTTGAATATAATAATTGTCTGGAATGTGATCACCTTTCCATTTTTCCTTCTGCATACTCTGAAGGATTTCTGTTGTCTTTATTTCAAGAATGCCTTTCCTACCTTCCTGATCAGTCAACCATCCATCTAATGAAGCATGCGCCCATGGATATTTGTCATTCAGGAACATGTTGTTTTCTATGTATTCAACCTTGTATTCTGGAAAATCCAATCTGAACAGCCCACGCAAATGCATTTCTGCTTGTGTTCCATATTTCACATATGGTTTTTCAGAAATGTCTTCCTGCTGCCTTTTTCCTGTCTTGATTTCCCAAAGTGACACATTATCAAGATATGGATTCATTCCAACAATTGCAGAAGCATCTGATCCACCGATCTTTGTTCTGTTCTTCAGCCATTCTTCATGACTTCCAAGTCCCTTCATTTCAACCATTAGCAATCACCATCTTCAAAATCATAGTCTTCAAAGTAATCACTATTTGCATATGCAAACAGTGTCAACCAGATCATGCACACACAACACACGATTGTTGGAATCCATGATGGTGAATCAACTGCACACGCTGACACCAAGAACAGCAAAGCTGCAAAATATGTGATTGTCTTCAGAATGAAATTTTTGATTTTTCCTTTTGCTTTTCGCATTTCTTCACCTTCTTCATAAAAATAATTGTTGCCGCTTCTGTTCGTTCCTGATCCGCTGAACCATGGATGCGAACAACAGCATTTCCTGTTTTGAATTCTTTCATAACAGTTCCTTTCTTGATATTTTGCTTTAAGCACAATTTGAAAGCAAAAAAAATATCATTCCACTGACCATATGATGTTGTCAACGCTCATTCCATACAATTCAGCAAGCTTCTTTGCAGTTTCAATGTCAGGCTTACTTCTGTATTTTTCATAGCTGACAAGCGTTGATTTACTGATATTCAGCTTTTCGCAAACTTCAAGCTGTGTCATTCTTGCGTTTACCCTTGCAGCATCTAAATGAATAGCCATTTGCATTTCCCCCTTCTTGATATTTTGCTTTAAGCACAATTAGATAATACTATTCTAAAATAACTTTGTCAATACTAAAAGCACAACTTTTCAAACTTTTTGATTGAGAAATTGTGCTTTTTGTGTATAATATATGGTAGAAAGGCAGGTGAACACGATTGGATAACAAAAACATTTTCGCTTCAAATTTGAAAAGATATATGAAGCAACATAGCAAAACAAGAAAGGAAGTGAGTGAAGCAATTGGTGTCAGCTATTTCACTTTTTCTGATTGGGTAAATGGAAAGAAATACCCACGAATGGACAAAGTTGAAAAATTAGCTGATTATTTTGGAATATTAAAATCTGATCTGATTGAAGAAAAGACCATTGAAAACGATCCTGTTGGAACGGCTGAAAGACATTTTGAAATGATCATGGATGAAGACCTTGTGGAAATATTTGAGGATTTTAAAAATTTTGATAAAAAAAAGCGCAAGATCGTCAAAGACCTTGTGCGAAGCTTGTCAGATGTGGAAGCTTAAAAGCCCCCAAACATCTTTTTAATGAAAGTGAGTATGTACAGAAGTTGATTTTGGTCTAATGTGTTGATGATTTCATTGATTTCTTGGATGTACTTTTCTTTCATGGGGATTCTCCTTTCGGTACGGGGCAGAACAGGAACACCTGTTCCACTGAATTATACAATAATAGTAAATTGTCTGACAACGTACAAATAATACCAAGAAATCCACAAAAATCATGTCGAATCCTGAAAGGTGGTGATGCTTTTTAGATCGAGCCTGAAACGCTCACAACTAGACTAAACATAAGAAGGTGAAAACATGACCGTTTTTGAAATGAACAGGTCAATTGAAAATGCCCTGAATCCCAAAATGGAACAGTATGCAATCTATTTAAGGAAATCAAGGGCTGACATGGAAGCTGAAAAGCTTGGGGAAGGTGAAACACTAGCAAGGCACAAAAAGATTCTAACAGAACTTGCAGCAAGAAAAGGTTTATATATTGGTGAAATCTATCAGGAACTTGTTTCTGGTGAAACTATTGAAGCAAGACCTGAAATCCAAAGGTTGATTCAAGATTGTTATGCAGGAAAATGGGCTGGAATTCTCATTGTGGAAGTTTCAAGGCTTTCAAGGGGAAATCAAGGTGATGCACAAGTCATTCTTGATTGTTTGAAATATGCGAACAGAAACAATGGTGTTCTGGTCATCACACCAACAAAAGTTTATGATGTGGCACACAACCATGATGATGAAGAATACATGGAATTTGAATTGTTTATGTCACGCAGGGAATACAAGATGATCAAAAGAAGGATGGATCGAGGAAGGGAACAGGCTGTTGTGGAAGGGAACTACATGGGATCATACCGCCCATATGGTTATAATATCCTAAAGACCAAAACAGCAAGAACCCTTGTCCCAAATGAAGATGAAGCACCCATTGTCAAGTATATCTTTGAATGGACTGTCAAAGAAAATCTTTCCCCAAGAAAGATTGCTGAAAGACTTGATTCAATGAATGTTCCAACATATTCAGGTGATCCAGAATGGTCTGCTGCAACCATCAAAACAATTTTAACAAATCCGACCTACAAAGGGAAGGTCAGATGGAATGACAGGATGCAGGTCAAAACAATGGTCAATGGTGAAATTGTAAGAAGCAGACCACGTTCAAGCCATTCTGACAAATACATGGAATATGACGGAAAGCACAAAGACAATGCGCTGGTAGATGAAGAAACTTTCAAAGCAGCTTCTTCAAGATTCTATGCTGACAGAACAAAAGCAAACTACAAATTGCAGAATCCCCTTGCTGGAATCATGATCTGCAAGCACTGTCAGAAGATGATGCAATATCAGGCATACAAACACAGACCAACAACAGAACCAAGATTCCTGCACCGTCAATCTAAAATGTGCAAAGTGAAATCTGCTGTTGCATCTGATGTCATGAATGCTGTTGTGCATTCGCTGAAGCTTTATATTGAGGATTTTTCAATGAAGGTGGACAATCTTCCAGATGTGGATGAAAACACGATTGTGGCGCAAATTGAAGGTTTCCAGAAGAAGATTCTTCAGTCTAAAAGGAAGCTTGCGAAAATCTTTGATGACTATGAAAATGAAGTTTACACTGCAAATGAATTTGTGGAACGTAAAGCAAAGCATAATGCAGACATTGAATCATTTGAAAAGCAGATCATTGAACTGGAAAATTCTATTCCTGAAAAAGAAGAATATGAAGATATGATCATTTCAATTTCTGAAGCACTGGATCATGTGCTTGATCCTGATCTGGATGCTGACATCAAGAATGAATATCTGAAGCGGATAATTGACAGGATCGAATTCAGCAGGGAAAATGATGAAGAATTTATATTGGATGTGTTCCTGAAGCCTTAACTTTGGGAACACAAGACCTATTTCCTGACTTCAGGAATATGGTCTGAAATCTGTATGCATCATGAATGTGCTTCTTTTAAATCACCATCATGATACATACAAACCTATTGACGCAAATCGACTTCCAATATTATACAACCAAACACCAAAGAAAGGAAGATGCAAAAATGCGTGTTGTATGGAAAGACAGCAAGCCCAAATTATATAAACCTGTGAAGTATAGAAACCACATGATCTATGGAAGTCCTAAAGGATGGACAACCGATCTTGAAGGTGATGACAACCTATATTCCAGCCACTATTGTGCTTTGAATGCTATTGACAAAGCACTTGGTGGATATGGTCAGAAAGGAAGCCAGAAAAGACAATCCTATGGAATCAAGATCATTGGAAAGAAAGATGGTGAAACAGCATGAATGCACTTGGAAAATTGGAACAGCTGCTGATGCAAGGTGAAATCACTGAAGAAGAATACAAAGAAAGAAAAGAAGTGTATGTGGAACAGATTCTTGAACTGTATGTGTTGGGGATCATTACAAAGGAACAGATGCAGGAAAAGTTGAATGATTAGTTGATCAGTTGATTTATTAGTTTAACGATCACATTTTAGCAAATCATGCACGATAGCAAAAAGGGCTGGTTTTATTCCAGCCCTTCTTTTTTATCGAAATTCATAATAAAAATACTTGTTGTTGTCAATTGTGATACACAGATCACCAGCAGCTGCACTGTACTTCACAACACGTTCTGCATATTTGACAACACCATTTCTTTCAAATTCAACCTTCAGCTTTTCACCTTCAATCCATTTACCAAATGTGTGAATGAATCTGTCACCAGTGAATGTGCATTTGTAGAACATTTGAAGCACCATTTCTTCAAGTGTTTCCCTGATCGTTTTTCCAACACCCTGAAAATTCAATTGCTGATCTCTTGCTGTATAAAGGATTTCAGCACCGCCCTTTGCTATATATCCAATCAGGCTGCCATTCTTGAAAACTTCATATTGAACATGATCTGCTTCTTCAATCGTTTTCTTCAGGTCATATGAAATTGCATCAATAATGATGTTCATGGTTCATTCCCCCTGTTTCTGTTCTTCAGCTTCCCTGATCTTCATGATTTCTTCATCACGCTTCTGATTTTCTTTCTGATCCTGAAGCACCGCTTCCTGATAATGTTCAATTGCATCCACAATGAACTGGTTCATAGAAATATAACCCACTTCTTCAATGAATAACTTCAGCTTTTCCTTTTCACCTTTTGGAACCCTGATCTTGATTTCATCAAACTTTTCCAAATAGTTCTTTGCATGTTCTTTGTTGTATTCGTATTTTCTTTTCATGTCGCATCCCCCTTTCACCATATAGTATAAACCTTTGCGCTTGCTATGTCCACATAGCAAAATGCACAACTATTCCACATTATTTTTGTAGAATATTCCGTCTTGTTGCTATGCCCCCATAGTAGTATAATAACACCATAAGGAACAGGAAATAAATACCAGAAAGGAAAAAAGAATATGACTAAAAGATGGGTAGATTTAGTAATAAGAATGAGAACAGACAAAGAAGAAGCAAAGCAGCACTGCTTGAAGGTTTTGAAAATCGACAGACTAAACAACAAAGTAACAAAAGACGAATACATAGAAATGCGAGAATACATAAAGTCAAGATAATTCAACAACATTCCTTGTCAGTAGGTGGTTAAACTGTCAGGAAGGGAAGAAAATGAACGGATTTACATATGAAGAAGCAAGAGAAATCTATCGTGCGCTTTGCACAAGACAAAACAAGTTGCTTGCAAGATTAAATGAAGCAGAAGAAGCTGGAATTGAAGAATTATATGAACGCTTTGACAAACAATTTGATGATTGTTCAAGCGCAAGAAGAAAAATTGGAAGTATGCTGGTTGAATTGAAAAAGAATAAGCAACAGGAGAATGAATAATATGAAAATAGATGCATATTGGACAATATTCAGAAATGGAACAGAAGTCATTGTTTGGGATGAAGTAAATGACAAGCCCCTGAAGAAGCACTGCAAGAAGTTTGAATCTATACCTGAAGCAGATGCATACATTCAGAACTTCCTGAAAGAATGGACACCTAAAATTGCTATACTGGACAAGATAATGGATATATAAAAAAGAAGGGCTGTGATCACTCACAACCCTTTTATTTTGCGTTTTAAGCCATTTTATTTTGCACCCTTCCAACTGTCCACCAATCAAAGAAAAGTGGGGATCTGAAGGGCTGACAAAACCACAGCCCTATTTTGAAAGATATTTTCCTGAAGCAAAACCAGTGTATGTGACACCTTTATATGTGAATTGAACATACAACCACTTTGTGCCTGAAACTGTGGTGTAATAACCATAACACTTCACCTTTGTTCCCTTTGGAATAGCTGTCATAATCTTCTTTGAAGTTCCTGCACCATGTCTGACATTCAATGCAGATGCTGTGACTTTGTATGTTCCTGCAAGTGATTTCAAGAATGATTCTGCATAATCCGTTGCCTTCACAGTTTTATTTGCTGAACTAGCTGAAGATGCTGTTTGTGTGGTTGTGGAAGGTGCAGCAGTAGGTTCTGCATCATATTTTGGCACACCATAACCCCTGATGTATTTTCCATTGACATTCAGTGTTCTTCTTTTCACAGCGTTTGAATAGTTTCCTTCAATGACAGTGATCACACCACCAGAAACCTTTTCAACAATACCAACATGATCAGACCAGCCTTTGTTGTCACCTGATCCGCTGTCCTGCCAGTCATAGAAAATGACATCACCTGCTTTTGGTGTTCTGTTTTCGTTTTCGATCCAGCAACCCATTTCTTTGAATAAAGCAATCATATTCTGACAGCTGCATTCTGTTGGAATGATGTCTGTATACCCACATTTGATTGCGACAGCTGAAACAAAAGTTGCACACCATGCATCTGTGTATTTCACTTTGTAGTTTCTTGCAAGTGGCTTGTGTGCATTGTACACATCAATGATTGCTTTGTGTGATCCATCAGATTCTTTCTTTCCAAGCCATGCCTTTGCCTGTTCAACAATTTTGCTTGCGTATTTTCCCATTTTCACATCTTCCTTTCCATCATATTTTGTCAGATCGTACTGTTCAACCAGTTTCATGTTGTTTTCCACATAGGTTGAACTGGTTGCATATCCATCAGATTTGATAGTTTCCAAGTATTTCTTTGGATCAGTGATCCCCTTCAGATTCTTGTATCTGTCCAGCTGAATGAATTCAAAATATCCTTTGATGCCTTCTTCCATGGAATCATAAACCCTGAAGTTGTCCTTGATCGTTGTATATGTCCCAACTTCATATTCTTCTTGTGTGGTCATATTGACAGATTTCCCTGTCCATCTGCTGCCACATTTCAGACCAAAATAATTGTGATAGGTGGAAGCAAGCTTTGACTTGCCCCACCCACTTTCAAGAATTGCCTGTGCAATAATTGGACTGTGAACCATAATTCCATAAAAAGAAGCATACTTCTGGACATATCCTGCAATTTTTTCAATGAATTTCTGCTTGTCCATCAGTGTGTTCCCCTTTCTAATCATCTTCAATTGGTAAAGATTCCACTTCATCTTTCATGTGATCAATCATTCCATTTCCACCTAATTTTTTGTATGCATCATACATAAGAAGACCGCTTTCCAGTGCCTTTGATGAAATAGAACCACGCTTCATGTATTTGGAATGACTTTGAATCAGCATTTCACGAAGAAGGCACAACACACCTTCTTCCAATGCTCTTTCACGCTTTGCTTCTTTTTCTTCATGCAGCCTTTTCAGTTCCCTGTTTTCCCTGATCTGTGACTGCAAAAGAAAAGCCAGCATTGCTGAAGCAACACTGACTGATATTGTGATGATATATTCCATTATTCAAGACCTGCTTTCTTTGCTTTCATGATTTCATCAGCTTCAATTGCTGCAATTGTAAAGCTGTTATTCTTCCACCATGCAGCAAGGGATGCAGCTGTTGTGAATACAAAAGAAATCACCATTTCCAGTGTCGCATCATCAATTGGAAGTGGTGATTTATTTGCAATTGCAAGTGCATTGTTGATAATAGCAAGCACAAGGCAAGCTGTTCTGATAATTGTTCCTTTTGAAATATTGTTCATGTCATTTTTCCTTTCTTTTAAACACCGACAACATAACGCAAAACAAACCTATTGTTTGTGGCTGTGATCCCACAAGTGCCTGTGATTGTTTTGCTGTTGTTATCGTGACCTGTGATTGTTTCGTCATGAATGTACAAATATTTTGTTGCAAAGTATGCAAGATTGCTTGTACATAATTGAAATACACATCCAACACCTGAATGACTTGCAACCGTTGCTTTGTCTACAAAAAACCTATGGAATGCTTGGTTCTTTGCTTCACCATCAACATATTCAGAAAACACAAGCACAATGCCATGTGGCTGTTTGCTGACTGCTTCTGATAATGCAATTGTGTGTCCTGATGTCATATACATTCCACCTGACCAAAGAACCTTGTTTCCAAAATTAGAAATGCATACCCAATCACCCCATGCACTTGAATAGTAAAATCTTTCATAGATCAATGGTTTTGACTTTGTGCATGTTGTAATGCGCTGCAACAGCTGACCAGCATCACCAGCTGACATGACTTCAAGTGTGAAGGATGTTGCTGTTGTGACAGGGCTGTTCACATATCCAGCTGTTGTTGAAGCATTCCCTGAATAGGTGTTTGGTGTCATGATGGTGTCCAAATCAGTTCCGCCTGCAAGAACGGGCTGAAGGATGCCACCGCTGAATTTTGTTTGAAATCCAATATCAAAAACACCTGCAAGTTCTGCAATCTTACCAATTGCCATTCCAAGACCACTTGCCAGCCAATGCATAAGCGTGAACCCTGTTGAAACACTGGTTGTCTTTGGAATTGAATCAAAATCATCTGTTGCAATAACTTTGATGTCATAACTTGAACCTGTGTCAGCTTCAAAGATGCAGGTTGCATATGCCACTGAATAAACATCTGTATAATCTGCATCCAGTTCAGCTTCCTTGAAAGCATCATCATCTTCAGATGATTTCTTGTATAGAACTTTATATGAAGCACTGTTTTTGTTGTTCAACGCTGTCACCATTGCTGAAAATGTCACTTTTGCATATTCACCTTTGTCATTTTCAGTTCCATCTTCATCACATCTGTGAACAGCCAATGATTCAATTATTGGCTTTGAATAATCCAGAACAGTCAATGTTTTGCTTGCAGAACCGCTTCTTCCACGTTTATCTTTGACAGTTGCCTTGACCGTCAAATCACCATAAGATGCAAGAACATCTGTTGTGAATGATGCCGCTGTGTATGTCGCACCATTTGCTGTTGTGCTATATGAAGCAATGTCTGATTCATATGATTTGGTTGCAGTGACAACAACTTTGAATTTTGACAGCCCTTTGATATATCCACCATAAGTGTCTGAATATCCTGTTGGATCAGTGACCGCAAGTGAACAGGAAGGCTTGACACTGGAAGGAATTGAACACGTTACTGTGTACGAATTTGAACCAACGCTTGTGCTTCCATTGTAGGTTGTGATGGTGTATTTCACAGAAACTGATGTTCCTGTTGTGTTTTCACTAGCCCATGCAATAGGTGGTGTGAATTCAATGCTTGTATCTGTTGATTTTGTGCAAATCGTTTTTGACTGGTCACCGCAAGTTGCCACAATGGTATGTGTGAAGCTGGTTGACTTCCTTGTGACTGTCAATGTTTGTGCAGTTCCAAGTGTTCCAGTCTCAACTGACAGTGTGGATTTTCTTGGTATATTGGTCAGTGTGAATGTTTTTGAACCAGTACAGTTCACACTGGAAACATAAACAGCCGCCTGAATACTAATTTTGAAATCAGCGTCACCATTGCTGTCATGTGTAACAGTGAATGTTCCAGTTTTTATTGTTCCAGTGTATCTTTCCACTCTGGAAGTTTTGCTATAACTTGTTGTACCGCTTAACGTGTTATCACTTGTTATATTTACTTTTAATGTTCGTTCTGCATACCATGACGAATTGCCGCCAACAGCTTTCAATGTCCAGCTGACTGTTGACTTATTGGTATCAACAGACTGTGTTGCTGTCCAGCTGACTGTGTAATATCTGCCATCATATTTCCCTGTGCTGACTGAACCGCTTGTTGCCATAATTCATCACCCCTATTCTTCCAGTGTCACAACACTGTCTGTTATATCAACACCGCCCATTGTGACTTTTACACTTTCCAATGCATAACCATCATCAGGTGTGATTGTTGCTGAATAGCTTGAACCTTCTTCAATGCTTGTTGCATTGTTGGAAGTTGTCGCATTTGTCAGGTTGTTGGTGATGGAATATGTGATGATAACACCTTTCACTGTGAATGTTGTTGTCAGTCCTTCATAAGAAACAGTGATTGTGTTGCTTCCTTCTGCAATTTCACCGCTTAACGTGTAACCTGTCACATTGGATGTTGAACCATCAGAATATGTTGCTTTCACTGTGATTCCTGTTAAATC